GAGCTTATGAAGGTGGCTCTCTGCGAAGTCGAGGGTGCGGTTGTCGATGTCCTTGACGGCCTGCTTGTATTCGGGGTCATCCTTCATCCATTGGTAGTGGGTTGTCCTCCCGATGCCTACCGCATTGCAAGCCGTTGTGACGATGCCCAAGGAACGTTCCAGGGCTTCGAGCATGGCCTCTTTTTTGGTGTTCGTCTTGTTCTGTTTTATTGCTTCCATAGCTCTGCCTTTTTACCTGTGAAGTCCTCCCATCGCTTTACGATGACGTCGCAGTATTTGGGGTCGAGTTCCATTCCGTAACATTTGCGCCCGGTCTTCTCTGCGGCTATGAGGGTAGTACCTGAACCAAGAAAGAGGTCGAGAACTGAACCAGCAGAGTGATTCATGACCGCCTGTAAGACCAACGAAACAGGCTTCATGGTCGAGTGTAGCCCAAGACGCTCGACATTGTGCCGCCAGATTGTCTGCTGCGTGTGATTACCTTTCCACTCCGGCGGCTCCCCCTTGACGGCGTAGAGAAACGCCTCGAAATTAGGTTTGTATTGCGCTCCCATCGCGTGAAACCCGACATTTCCCTTGTCCCATATAAGCCAGTTTCGGACGGTTAATCCACAATCCGAAACGGCGGGAAGTGTCTCCTCGCTTCGATTGATAGCGAAAAAGATATACAGAGCAGCTGAACTTTTCGAGTAAGCGACGGCAAGAGCAAGCGAGTCGCGAAATAGCGCGGTCAGACCGTCGCCGCGAAGATTGTCGCCCTTAATCTGTTCAGCAGAATCGACTCCGGACTTCTTGCCCCCGCTATAAAAGCTTCCCTTGACTCCCCGGAAAGAAACTCCATAAGGCGGGTCAGTAAAAACCATGTCCGCCTTTTCTCCATTCATAAGCCGTTCCACGTCCTCCGCTTTCGTGGAGTCCCCGCAGAGCAGACGATGCTCACCCAAGAGCCAAAGGTCGCCGGGTTTCGTGGTGGGCTCCTCCGGCACCTCGGGTACGTCGTCGGGGTCGGTGAGTCCCTCGGTCGGTTCTTCTTCGATGGGTACGTCCAAGCCCCAGTCGTCCAGCTGCTCTGCTTCCCATTCGTTGGCGAGCATATCCCAATCCCACTCCCCAAAGGCGAGGTTGTCCTTGATGATGAACTCCTTTGCCTTGGCTTCCTCCCACGAGGCGACGTAGACGGGCACCTCGGTAAGCCCGGCAAGCTGGGCGGCCTTCAGTCTCATGTTTCCCCCCAAGACTACGAAGTCAGGGTCTACCACAATGGGACGTGCTTCGAGCATCTCGGGAAACTCCCGGAGGCTCTTGACGAGCTTGTCGAGTTGATCTTTGCGAATGGCCCGAGGGTTATTCGGATTCGTCTTGAGCTTGTTCGTTGAGATATTGGTCGGCTGCATTGAGTACGTTTCGGAGGGTTTCGCGTAGGTGGTAGTCTGACACGGCGAGGTTCAAAAGAATCTCCCAGCTTTCGAGGTCTTTGTGAAACACCCCGAAGTTGGCGGTGTCTCCTCCGGTGTCCTTTCGGGTGAACACGAGGAAGTCGTCGCTCTCGTTGAGGATTCTTTTGACTTTGCGAAGGGTCATGCGTTGAGGAATTTGTGGTAGTTCTTGCGGTAGCCGTACTCCATATCGATAAGCTCGTTGCACCGTCGCACGGAATATACGCTCGTGGTGTGGTTCGCTCGTTGTAGGGCGTTGGCTATTTCGGGGAAGCTAAATCCGCAGTCCCGAAGATACTTGGAAACCATGTGCCGGGTATCGGCTACGTGGCCTCTTCTGTCGCGGGCGATGATGGTTCCCCATTCAAGGCCCATCGCTTCCACCCCTCTGCGGGCTCTCTCAAGGGCCACCCTCTTGTCGAAGGTCTGGTCGTGGAGTTTTCCCACGTTGAGCCATACGGAAGGGGTTACTTTGAGCTCCATTGCTTCGCGCATACTGCCACACGTTGGCGTTCGTTGGGATATTCTTCTTGCATCGTGTCGTCAATCATACACCGGGTGATGAATTCGGACATCGTTTCGCGGGGTTCAGGTTTGGGAATCGGCATTTTTTACAAGTGTTTGAAGTTCTTCCATCAGTTTTCGGTTGCATGGCGGGCACGATCCCGCCTTCTTGCCAGCTCCGAGGTACTTGTTGGCGAGCATCGTGAGCTCTCCCGCCGTGCGGTACTGGTTGTCTCGATTAAGAAACTCACGAATTTGCTCTACGTCTTCGCTCGTGACGGTGGCCGCCCACTTACCCAGCGGGCAAGAGGCGGTTTTCAGTTTTGTTTTGGCGGGCATATAGCATCCGCAGAGAGGGGAGTCGGTGAACGCTTCCGTGACGAGGGGGCCGCAGCTCTTCGTCTTCTGGACGTAGTGCTCGCACCCTGCGCACGTGTTGAGGCGTTCAGCTCTTAGGTGAGCGTTGACGAATAACATTTCGGAGTTTCTTTTTCGATTGTGATATGCTCTCGTAAAATACGGAGACTTTGATACCTGACTCGCGCGAGAGCTCGGCCATACTCCACCCGTCAAGATATAACTCTAAGACGGTTCTGTCAAACCACGAGAGATGGTTGGCCATGAGTAGGGCTTCCTCTTTCTTGATTGCTTCGGCGAGGTCGTAGTTGGAGACGTGGGTGTACTCTGGTGCGTCGGTTATCTCGTAGACCTTGCGGAAGGTTCCCGTAGAGAGGCGGAACATAGCCGTATGGACGTAGCCGGGAAGGTTGTCTACGAGGTTGGCGTTCTTCTTTAGGGCTTGCAGACAAGACAAGTAGGTGTGGTGGAGCAGGTCGTTGGGGTCTCGATGGAGGCGACGCGATACCAACAGGAGCTCTTCGTAGTGCTCCGCGAAGTATTGGTCAAAGACCTTTCGTGCTTCGGAGCTCATCAACTTTCCTTTTGTAGTGGTGGAACATCTGTTCGAGTTCGTCGCGCGTCCACTTGCGCGTCTGCTTCGAGGCGATCATGAGGTCTTCGGCTGTGCCGTCTCCGTACTTCCTGTCGAGTTCCAGGGAGAACTTGTATTGCTCCCCGCTTCTCATGTTGCATCGTTTGCACTGAAATTGGACGTTCTTCTCGTCCCATCTCGTAGACATACACGCCCGGCTCATAAAGTGTCCTGCGTCTACCTCACCCCAGAATCGGGAAGCCCCGCACGTAAAGCACTCACCCATACCTCGGTGATCACTCGCCCTCAGGCGGACGTATTGGCTGAACACCGTGTCCACCTTCTTCACCATCGCCGAGCGAGTTGGGGTACGGGATGTGCTCCCACCGCCCGTTCTTGACGGCGACGCGCTTGATGTCCTTGGCTTTTTGGAGTTCCTTGTTTTCCTCTGCACGGCGTTTCTTGTAGTTGTGGTAGAGGGCATCGAGCTGGTCGTCGGAGAGGCGGTCGGGAGCGTGCTTCTTGAGCTCCGTCCAGTTGCCCTCCCTCACCGCTGCTCTCTCCCCTTCGTATTGTTGGAAGATATCACAAAGCTCGGGAAGTTTCAAACGCTCGTATCCGGGTCGGTATTCGCCCGTCTTGAGTCGGTTCATGATGATGGCCCACTCTTCGAGCTTCATGGCCGGGAAGGAGTCGCGCAGGTGGTGTACCGCATCCAAGATGTCGCGGTCGGTGGTTATGCTCCGGGAGTAGTCGAGGTAGTTGAGCGTCTCCTTGAGCAGCAGGATGAGGGTAGCCTCGGTGTGGGCGGGGTTGATGCGGAAGGCGGCGAGTACGTTGGTGCCCTCAGCCCATGCTCTCTCCGGAGTCAGCCGCCAGCCGGCGGAGATGTTCTGCAATGAGGCTGCCGTCTGCCGGGCCAGTGCGTTGATTTTGTCTTTCATTCTTTTTGAATTGGTGTGATCGTCGTATCCAGCCGCGGGCGGCGGCCTTCCAATCTTTTATTGGTTTGTTTCGTCCTTGGGTCCATCCGTTGGCTTCGTAGTAATCGAAGAAGGCGAGGGCCTCCGACTCCTCCGCCCCAACCTCTTTGAAAGATTCCAAAACCTCATCCAAATCCTTCGGGCGTGTCCCTCTCTTTTTAGATGTGTTTTCTTCTGTTCTTTCTATTGTATTAGTAGAGGTACTATTCTTTCCTTCTGCCCGTAAATTTTTTACGGTCTGCCCGAAAGATTCTTTCCCCCTGCCCGAAAGAATTTTACGGTCTGCCTGCACAGTTAGGTGTCTTATGCGTCCGTCAAAGGCTGCCGAGATGAACCCCAAATCGGTCAGCTTCTTGATCGCCTTGGAGATGGTTGGACGGCTCACCCCGTATTCGAGCTGGATGGTTTCGTTCGACTTGTGAAAGGTCTTGCCGTTACCGGAGAAAGAATCAATCTCCGCGTACATGGCCTTCTCCACAAGCGTAAGGCGGGCGTCCAGCCATATCTCCGAGGGTATCCACACCCCCTTGAATTCTCGTTCCATCGGTTCAAATATATGGGGAGGCCAAACACCTCCCCTTTTTTTCACGTCTCTCTTATCGGCTCCAGCTCCTTAATCTCGTGCTCCCGGTACTCCACCTCTCCGTGAAGTTGGAGGTAGGTGGTGTTCTTCTCCTCAACGATCTGCTGGGCGTGCTTGAGGATGCCTCGTGGGTTGTAGCGCAGCCAGTTGCCCACCGTCTGCTCCGTCACCCCGAGTTGGGCGGCGCATTCTTTCTGAGTGCCGTAGTGCTTTTTGATGAAGTCACGCATCTTGTTGGTGTAGTTCGTTCAACATTTGTTCTTGTTTGGC